CGTCGTGGTCGTCGTGGTCGTCGTGGTCGTGGTAGGAGCCAACACCACAAACCCGGCGATCGTCTGATTCTCACCGTCCGGATTTTCGACGTAAATGTCATAAGACCCAGGCGCAACCGCAGGCACGTCCACAGTGATCTTGTTTTGAGCGGCAACAACGATATTATCGCCGCTGGTCCCGCCTGCGCCGCCCCAGCGAACGATCATCGTGCCGAAAAATCCAGAGCCGGTATTGTCGATGTCGATATTCACGCCGGCAAGAGCGGATCCGGGATTCGCGCTAAGGGCGCCAAAAAACAGAACCCCTTGGTTCCCGCCGCCGCTTTCACTTGTGCCATCACTGGCGTCAATTCTAAATGGCATAGGTACCTCTGCTTACTGCGCCGTGATATCAGTAAATTTCGTATACTGTACCGTGATTGTATCGCACGTTGGGCACTCCCAAATAGCTGCCGTGCCGGGCGTTGACGATTTATAATGTATGATATTCCCAGCTGTTCCGCTCAGATCATTTCCAGGTATCGCGTCGAACACAAATGTTTTCCCATCCTGATACGTATACGTTTTTCCTGCCACGGTGGTAATGCGTGCAACAGCCCCCCCAGAATCCAGATACATGGAATTTAACATTTCCAGCCGCCCGGGAATGGTATCCCCGGGAAACCAACCAAAATGAGCGTCCTCCATGCTAAACGACAACAGAGAGGTGGAGCTTCCCGATATTGCCCCGGCCGTGCTGCCCTTACCGTTTGACGTAACCGCAATTGTATCATTCGTGATATTCCACGTTCCACCGTCGATTGACAGATACCCGAGCGTATCAATTCCGGTGCCGCTATGTGTCACCGTACCAGCGGCAACTGTCAATGTGTCCAGATATATGCGGTCGGCGAAGTTAACAGTTCCACCAGGCGCATTGACATTAACGCGAGGTAGCCGTTCATTGTCGGTGGTGACTGTCGCCGCCCCCGTCAAATTAATTTTTGCCGAGCCGCGCGTGACGGTGCAGCTATCGTATATTTCGAAACTCCCCGCACAATTGATAGTCGCGGTCTCTAAATCTAGATTCTGCCGGAGCGCGTTGAATGTTGAATATTGGTTAAACGATCCAATATTGAACGTACCCGATCCCATGCTGATTGGCATCAACCCGCCCGTGTTTTTTTGCCGGCCAATCGCAAGGTTGCCCGTGGTAGTGATGCCGTATTGGTCAAAATCTATTGTCAAGGTTGACGCCTGATTCCCATCGTAGATATGCAATTCCGCCGCGCCGAGATCCCAATTGCCCGTCCAGCGAAATGTATGCACTGTGGCAGTGCCTGACGCTGCGAGAACGCGAGTGTCCGTGCCAGTATACGTAAACGCGGGCATCGTAAGCACGATTGCCCCCTCGCCGCGAAACGTGGGGGAGCGAGTTCCATTGATTGTACAACCAGTTCCGATAGAGAAGGCATCTCCGCTGGACTGCCGATAAAAGGCGAAGTGGTCATCTGTTACGTGATTACATGTCAAGGTCGCATTATTGCCCATTGTCAACGGCGTTCCGCTTGTCTTAAAAAACTGATACAGGGCGCCGGTCGTGGTCAGGCTCTGAGATGCAGCAATGGTCAAGCTTTGCCACGTGGAACCTTTGTCAACGTCCCATGTCCCGCCGCCGTTAAACACGACATCGCACGCTGCTGCCGTCAACGAAGCAACCGCGCCGCCGATATGCACCGTGGCGTTCGTGCCGGCCAAGACCAAACTATCTCCCCACGTTGTGGCACCAGTTCCCTTGTAATTTATCGCGCTGTCGGACGCCTCGTTGACAGTCAGTTTATACGTACTCCCCATGCTCCACGCGCCACTATAGGCGGCTGTCGCGGTGATACTGTTCACCTCAAGATCCGCTGTCGCGGTCGCATTTACCACGCTGGTCGCATCGAATACCAGATCATCAGTTGTCAAGAGAGCACCCGCGCCGGAGTAATTGGCATCGTCGTTCATATCCGTGCTGCCACCGCTCGACCACGTTCGAGTCGCTGCAGCCAAGTGATTCAGATACATTCCGATCAACAAGATCGCCAGAAATTTTTTCATAGTGCTCCCCTTCAATATTCAGTACTTTCCAACTGTAGAAATGTCGTGGTATCGCCCGCTGAAAATGTATACGTTGCTCCGGGTGTCGGCCGAAAACGGGCGAAGGTCGCGCGCCCGTTTATCTGCGCATCTCCAGCCAACGCAGTACTCGGAAACGCATGCCGACCAGTACTCAAAACAGCACTATCACCCAAGGAAATCCCGCCGCCAGTTGTGAGAAATGTGTCGGCGTTCGCAGAAACCGTCAGGCTGTCGCCAACATACACATCGGCGTCCGACATATCAAAGTAACAATTTGCCCCGATGGACAGAGTGCCAGTCACGCTATCAGTCCCGGCGTGGTCGGTTATTGAAAACGTGTCGGCGTTCGCAGTCAAATTGCGCACCCGAAAGGCGTTGACAAAATATGCATTGGGCGACGATGTATCGAAGGTGACATCGTACAATGATTGCCCATACAGTTCAACGTAATTGTTTCCTCCGCTCCCGGGAGATTTATAGAACGTCACGGCCGCGGTGCCCGGATTAATTGTCGGATGTCCCTGATCGTAGTTTCGCCAAAACGAGTGCACTCTGATTGTCGCGCTATCCATATTCAATGTAGTCGCCCCGCTGTCCGGCCACGATGTAAAAGCGCGGCCGAAGTCAACACCCCCCACGGTGTCGATAGATGACCCTAGGTTGACAACAACCGAGCAGGCGGCGTTCCGTTTGGATGCGCCCATCACGATCGCCCCGTCATTGTTAATAAATATCGAATTGTCAAGAACATTGTACGTCAGCGTACTGCTGTCAGTGCTGTTCACGATATAGATAGGTCCGTCAAGATGGTGATTGCCGTTTTGATTTACGATATACGCCCCCTTGCCAACGGGCTTGACAATAATCGACGTTAGATTTTGCGAACCAGCACGGCATTTCGTACAGGCGCCAAATATCGAATTGGCCTGTATGCCGTCCAGGATATATGTGCCCGATTCCACCAATTCAAAAACAAGCCAACCGCCATCATAGATAATCGTGCCGGCCGTGATGTCAAAGGGCTTTGTGGCTGGCGCCATACACCGTGCGGCCATTTCGGCCCCGGACACGTATACCCCGCCCATCATATAAACAGTTTGGCGGCACGTAAAGTCAATATTGTTACTGTATGTAGTACACTCAGGAAAAGCCATCCGCAACGAATTAATGTGCATCGTGTATGCGCGATTCTCCAGGGTGTCCCAGTTGCCCGACACTATCAAATTGAAATTGCAGGTATTCATGTAGGCGCTGGCACACGACCGGACATCTTCCAGCGAACTATCTACGTAAAATATGCCGTAGTTTCCGTAAAGCTCCATCGTATCGTTAAGATAATGATATGTGGAGCAGGCATATGTTTTGAAATACGAGTTGACTTTTATTTTGTATCCATTCTGCCGGATCAAGCTGTCGTATCCGGCAGTCAAGTGAATCCCTGCAACCGTCAGCGTATCCGTCAAGCACCAACGATGCTGACTCGTGCCGTCGAGCAACAGCGAATCTGTAGTAAGTAGTGCTCCCGCGCCCGAGTAGTTGGCGCCATCGTTCGCATTGGTGTCGCCGACCGCCGACCAGACTCGGACAGCCGACACGTTGCCAACGGTCAAGCCAGCAATGCATAACGCTAACACTATACGACTCATCGTGCCACCTGCCCGCTATCGTTCGGGCTCCAAGTAATCCTGACAGTATTTCGCACGGTGTCCACGACCATGCCGCGAGACCGTTCCATCGCGTCAACGGCGCGCCACTCACGTACAGCAAACAGTCCGGCCACGAGGGCGATCAGTGCCAGTACAATCGCCGCAATATGCCACCCGCGCCACCACGCCACCATTGCGCCAACCACCGCCACGACTACCGCGGCAATCAGCCACCACCCTCGCGTCATCTGTTTCACGAGTTCTCTCCCTCTTTCAGGTCATTTAATACAACGGCCGACGGATCGTAACTAGCTGTCCTTCCTGTGCTTGATCCAGTTCCGAATCCCCTCGACGGCCGAACCGACCACCGTGATAATCGCAGCGGTCAACACCGGCGTATCAATCGTGACTCCCCATTCCTGGAGCTTCGGCGCGAGAACGGTTCCGACGATAGATGCAATTGCCAACACAACGGCACTCTGCCCGGTCTTCGCTGCGGTCAACTTCGGATCGTACATTTTCAACCCCTTTCGCGCACAAGTTTTATCACCAGCCCGCCACGTTCTTCCATTGCCACCCGCCACCCGGCCGCCGCAGCTTGCATCCGAGTCCACTCAGCGTATTCGTCCAGGTTTCGCGCCCCCCGCGATGCAAGCAGAATCGTCCCGCCGGAAACAAGCATCTCGCTACACCAATCTATAACAATGCGCCAGTCGCGCGCAAAAGCATCCGTAAAAATCCAGCGACCAAAGGCTCCAAGGCCGGCTCCGGTCTTGTCGAAATGCTCCTTAAAAATATGCTGCAGGCCGTTGCGGCAATTGATTGCATGAAATGGCCCGCGCAGCCCAGGACACATGCCGGCAATTATTGCCCATAAATCCACGTACCAAACCGCCAGCCGGCGCTGCTCATGTATCAATTCGACCAGTCGTAAATACGTCTGCCACCACAAGCGATAATGTTCCGCCCGTTGGCTGCGCGGTCTCTCAATTCCAACCGCATCGTTCCGCATCCGCTGCGCAACCTCCAGCATCTCACCGGCGCCGGTCCCAATGTCCAGGATCCGCATGCCGCCGGCGTGCAACTCGGGCAAATATTGCGAGACATAGTGCTCAAATCGGCGCATCTGTTTTTGCCGATCGACCTTTTCTGCCAACGTCGGATCCGATAACAAAAGCATCCGTTCGGTGTCGCGCGATGTCACGACGCAACCCCCGCGGCAAAACGTGCAGCCAACTGGCGCAAAGCCAAATCGCGATCGGCGCTTGTTGTGCGCCGCGCCTCGGCAACCGCGTCACTGCCGAAGTGCTGCTCAATCGGCGCCGTGTCCAGCCCCAGCTCCTCAAATCCGAGAAGGTAGTTTCGGACCCGATCCAGAACCTGCATCGGATATGTCAGCGCGCGACCGCCCAGCTTCGCGCTGTTGAAAAAGTGAATCCACTGCAGGCGCGGCTCGCAGTAAACGTGCCGACCGTATTTTCTGTATTTTTCCTGCAAATATCCGGTTTCGCCGCCAAAGCCGCGGAACTCGCGATGGAAGCCAAGCCAGGAATCCCGCCGGCAGGCAAAAAAGCCGGCTCCCTGCGCCCATATCTCAACAGGAGCATCCGGCACCTGGTCAATCGACGGCCCCCATATCCCCCACATCCCAGCGCGCCACCGAGGAAGCCACTCGGCGCAATAGCTGCGCCAGTTCCCCCGGATAATCGGCCCCTGGTAAAGATTGTCGTCTGGGATATCCCAGGACAATGCGCCGCGCGCAAGCATGATATGGGAATCGATCACCAACACATTTTCGCCGGTCGCGACTTCAAAAATCCTATTTTTAGCCGGAGACACACCAACATGTTCGGCGTATTTTTCGTACCGCACGCCAAAGGCCGAGCCGTCCTTCTCAGCCCAAGCCTTTAGCGCCAGGTCGCCGTAATTGTCAACGACAACGATCTCCATGTCGATATCGCCATGATACATCCGCAATGCCTGACAGGTAAACCAGACCTCGGTAAAATTGTTGTAACTCGGCATCCCAACTGTCCAACGCGGCATTATTCACCCCCCCGACCGACGACGCAGAACTATTTGCCCGGTCAGCATCCAGGTATACATTTCGTCGATTTTCCTCCAGATCTCTTTGCGCTCATCGGACATCGCGCCTCGCAGCAACACCATATCTGCCCGGCAAGCAGCACGCGACTTCATGCGCGCGCCCCAACACACCGCACCGGCAACAATTGCGGCCACAGAAAACATCGTTGACAAAAAAATCCAAATCGGTATTTCGATCATGGCGCCGCCGTCGTGGTCGTGGTCGTATACGGATTTTCCTCATTCACCAGCTCAAGCATGCCGCTCCAGCCTCCGCCGGTGTAAAAATTGTGCGTTATGGCGCCGGCATTATAGTAGCTCGCCCGCACACCGCACAAAAGCGCCGACCCAGTATACGCCGGACAAGTTGGATCGTTGGAAATCAATACATGATCCGGCGTCGCCTCACCCCACGGCAATGCAGACTCCCAAAGGCGCGCCGTATGAAGAGTCGCAGCAACCCGCAGGTGCATATTTACGGTCGAATCGCCCAGGATCCAATGCCCGATCCGCCGCAAAATTAGCGAGAAACCCACTGGAACACTGACGGCAATTTGCTGCAGCGCGGCCGTTTCGGCCGCGGCAGCCAAGCCACGCGTATCCAAAACGCCAAGGTTTGATATGCAGCCAACGCCGCCGGACAACACCCGCAGGGTCTCGGGATTCCACGCCGGAGCATCATACCAATTCGTTTTTCCACTCAAACGCAAACACTGTCCGGCAAACCAATCTAGCAGCGTCCGCAGCCCCGCTGAAAGGCCGGTCGGCGTTGTCGGCGACAACGTGCGCGAACCTGTTTCAATCGCGTCCAGGTTTTCGCCGATCGCATTAAGATCCGTATCCGTGACGCCATCATCCGGGATCCACCCGGTTTCCGGCGCCGTCCATCCCACCGGGGCAGTGCTCATACTACAAGCCTCCCGTCAAGCCGCGCACGCAGCGTCCCGTCGAATTGCAGAGTCTGGCGCACGACAACAAAATCCTGATTCGTCGTGACGCCGTTTTTGTTGTAGGTCGGAACCGTAATTTCGTCGCCCAGCTCAAGCGCCGGATAACCACGCCAGTCCAGCGCGATATCCTTCCTCGGCATTTTGTATGCCGCCAGCAGACCGTCGGCAATCGTCGCGGCCATTGTCAGCGACTGAACAAGTGCATTTTTTTTGAGCTGATATTTTCGCAAACCATTGGACACAATTGACCCGGTGTCTTCAGTGCTGTACACCTCTTCTCCGTCGACGTTTAACGCGTGCCCGGTAATCGCGATCTTAAAATATGCGGCATGCCCAAGCCCATTCTGAACAGTGATCTCTCCGCCCCAGGCGTAATAAGTCGCCGCCGTAATAGTCAGCGTCGGCCCCAAAAGAGTTCCGTCGGCGTCGGTTTCATACGCAACGGCGGAAGCCCCAGCATACCCACCCACCGCGGAAGGCAACACCGGCGGCGAATTATACAGACACGTTGTCGCAATGGTCGCGCCGTCGCCGATCGATATCGGTTCCCTGGTCCGATATACCTCAGCCGCAACAGCGGCGGGTGTGAGCGGCTGCGTCGTGACCTCGATCTGATTTGCCAGCTCCTCGGTTTTTGCTGGCTGATCCAGGTCAAAAAAAGATGCAATGGTATAAGGCATTAGACCTCAACCTCGATCATCGGCCAACGTATCTCCCACGGATCGGTCTTAAGATCGTCAATTGTGTAATGTCCAGCAAATCGCATTGTCGTCACGGTCTCGCCGCCGTCCGTCAAAGCAAGCTCAACCGGGCCGTCGGTGATCGCATTTTGAATTATACAAACCACCGGCGTGCCAACACCCCAAACCTCGCCGACCAGCGCGATATTTTCGGCATAATCACTCAGCGCAATTTCAGCCGCCCGAGCGATATCTGTTCGGTTGCCGTTCGGCGTCGCGACACTGCCAGGCAACGCAAGCGACAACATCGCCGGCGTAAACTCCACAATGCGCGCAGTAATCAACGGCACACATCGCAAAACCTGGCGACCGCCGGCCACCGGGCCAGCGCCACCGTCCACACCCTGATCTAGATATGTTGTCTGGATCTCAAATTTGTTTCCGCCAGCAGTCGCGCCGATACAGACCTCGTCGGCGAGGCCGTAGTTTTTATACACTGCGCCGGCATCAATTATCATACCCTCGGCTGGAACCTTGACTGTCACAGCAGGCTCATGGGCGCCAATGCTAACAAGCCCATTGGCATTGGGCCTGTCGTTACCCTCTATGCCGTGGTCGTTATCGGCAAGTATGCTGGTCGTGCCAGCCGTATATAGTTGACTTGTTTTGTCAATGTTGAGGAAATTCGCGTTGGCGGGGTCAACCGACAGAAAATCGGCGGCACTAATCGGCGTGAGATATCCAGTGTGCGCGCCGATTGTCCCGTCATCATCAGCGCAATTGGTAAACGCAGGCCGATAGCTCCCCATTTTATAAAAAGCGCGCTGCGACGGACTGGCCGCCATGGCTACGGTATTTTTTATCCGTACTTTTGAATTAGTCCAATTGCTTGCGACAATACAGTTGCCACAGTTGTAAAAGCTACAGTTCTGCACGTCCCAATAGCCGGCCAAACCGTTGTAGTCGGTAATATACCCACGAAACAGCCTGTTAAATTTACAATTAAGAATCAGCGCGGACGAAGCGGCGTTGACATATGTGTTAAGGCCCGTAGCTTTGCTCGACACATCTAATGTGCCGTCAAAATAACAATCTTCCACCAATATCGTCGCAGGGGCGTAGTCGGCCCGGAGGTGCAACAAAATATCAGTATAGTTGTCCAAACACCGAAACCCCAAATCGCGTATGACCAAATTGCCCTTGACAATCATGTGCCGACGCGCCACGCCGGTCGGGAGTCCGATATAATTCATGGCCGCAGGATTTCCGTCGTGTCCGGCGATCCCGCAAATCGCAAGAGTATAACTACCCGCATAGATCTCTGGCGGGGTCAAAGACGCACCCGTTTCGGTCGTATGGGCATTTGCAGCACAAGTATTCTGCAGCGTAATGTCCTGCGTAAACGGGACAGGGGGCGTCACCGTATAAATGCCAGCCAAATATGCCAGCGCAGAGCCAAGCGAAGTGTATGTTTCGCCGGGGCCAAAATTAATGGTTATCACAGCGGCCCCACGATCGTCAGCACATCCTCGCGACTCATATACACCTGGCCGCAGCAAGCGCCGGCAATGTCCCGCAGGCAATCAAACACACTTTTGCGTTCAAACCAAGCCCACTCAATTTCGTAGTCGTGCAGCGCAGCCGCAATCGACCACGACAGATCAGGCATAAGACCCTGGGCATATGTCAATACGTCCTCGGCCAAATCGTACAGGTCAATGTCGTGGTATACGTCGCTGGACGTATAAATCATTTTCCGCAAGCGATCCATCCGGTCGCGCGCGGCAGTCCCCGCGTGTGTGCCGCTCAGCGGCACGTCCCAATCACCAGACCAAAACGTGCCAAGCGCCGCGTATTCGATAGAGCCGTCAGGCAAAACAAAGCCAAGCTCGGCGACGATTTTGCGACCCGCTTTAATAACCGTGTAAAGAAGGCTGTCCGTGTTTCCTGGAAAAAATCTGTCATCAACATTCTGCAAACGCAAATCAAGTTCGTTCGCCGATATGTTGCCAACGGGAAGCGACCCGTCCGAAAGCTCCCGCTCCTCCTGCAGATTAAGACTCAAAATATCGTCGGTGTAAACCTCGACAACCTCAGTATACACCTCGACTATTTTTACAACCCGGCTCGCCGCCGACCATTTCGATATCGCCAAGCGCATCTCGGTAACGCTGTTGTATGGCGTCGACAGATCCAGCACCCACTCGACCGCGGCGTTCCCCGTAACAGTTTCAGTGTGTAGCAACGTCACGCCGTTATACAGCGTGATCGTAAAATCAACCGGGTATTCAGCGTATTTATCGTCGCCGACAACACGCAGGCGATTCACCGGGCGCGCGTCCCATGTGACGGTTAGCGTCGGATACGGGGCGCCCCATACAGCAGACCCGTCGCACCGGTCCGCGCCCCACCACCCGACCTGATAATCATCATCCTCGCCGGCGTTCGGCATCGGGTGAAAATCGCCGGTCAATTTGCAGTCCCCTGACAAATGAAACCATTTATACGGCACGGATTCTACTGCGTCGGCAACCTGGTCGGTATAAGTCACCCGGTTTTCATCATTCGCGCTGGCCGCAATCGACTGGTCAATGTCCTGGTCGGTCCAGGTAACAGTAACCCTGGCGCGCGGGTCGCGTATCGTGGCCGTCGCAGCCGCAGTGTAATCCGCCGAAACCGACAGCATCAAACCTCATCCAGCGTAATAGACACGTTTTCCCACATACCGCCGTCAGACAACAGCATGCGCGTTTTTTCCACCGGCTGCATCAAAACCGTATACCGCTCCACACCGTCCCAGGAATCGTATTCGCTGGTCGTGGTCGTGGAGCCCTCGTACCACACCGTAAGCTCAAGCTCGGCGTCCGCATTGTATAAATCCTCAATCGGGCGCAGGTTCCGACTTGTGATCGACGAGTAGCTGATCGTGAAGCGCTTTTTCACTGCGATCACATCCCGGACCAGCGTGCCCTGCGAAGTACGGTCCTCGCGGTGCAGCTCAATGTCTGCCTCGCTGTACTTGCGGCCATACGGCGTTAGCAGTCGCGGCGTACCGCCTACAATCCCGAGATAAATATCGCCGGCCGCCATTAGTTGCCCCTCCGTTGATCCTCGCCGATCCTGATGTCCCGCAACCGTCGCTCAAGCATTTTCAGACCAAAATTGTCGGCAATCAGCGTGCCGATATGCAGATGCACCGCACGGCCGCCAGCAGGCCCGCCAGCAGTCGCAAACGCCACCGCTGGCACAGTCTCAGCCCTGGCAGTTTCGCCGCCCTGGCGAGGCTCAGGAAGGCTTATTTCGCTAAGGCGCCGCGTCAGTGCCTCAGCCAACGCCTCGGCGCCTGTCCGCATCGGCAGCACCAGCTCATCATCACGGCCCTCGCCCACAAGCGCCGTCGTGCCGCCACGGCCGCCGCGGATCAGACCGCCCTCCGCCAACGCCGGCAAAGGCTTCGAGGCAATCAGCGCGACCTGCGCCGCGCCAAGGACACCCATGAGGACCGCCATCACGATCCCAAGAGGAAAGCCGAGTGTAAGGGCTTTAGAAACAGCCTGCGCCGTGTTGATTATTGCCCCGAATATCGCCGCAGCCTTGTCCCGCTTTGCCTGTTCGCGGGCCAGTTTTCGCCGTTCCTTGTCTGCCTGTTCGTCAATTGCCTTTTTTTTCGCCGCCTTTTCCTCTTCACTCAGGACCGACGCGTCGATAGCCGCCTTCTCGCGCTCGACGCGCTGGTCAATTTCGGCCAGATGGTTTTCGGTCGACATCCGGCCCAGCTCCGCGATCTGACCGATCACAGACTGCGCGGTCGAAAGCCAGTCGTCGAAGGATTCACGCCGTATTTGCCGCTCTAACTCGGCATAATACTGCAAGATTGCCAGCCGTTCGGCGCCAAGCTCATCCGCCTTCTGCAGTGCATCCTGTTTTTCCTGCTCTAATATCTGCAGCCGTGTGCCGGTCATGCCCAGCAACGCCAAAGTATATCCGCGTTGATACTCGGTTGCCGCATCGGCAACCGCCTTGGCCTTTTCGGCGGCTTTTTTTCGCTCCTCTTCAGCCAACTCCTCGCGCCGCGCCGCATAAACCAGCCGAATCGCAAACGTGTCGGCCTCGATTGCCTCGGCCTGCGCAATCGCCTCGCGCTCCTCCATGTCCAATATCTGCAACCTGGTCCCGACCTGTTCGGCCAGTTTGCGGGTCCAATCGGCCTCAAACTCCTCGCGAGTCTGAGCCAACTTCACAACCTCGGCGGCTTCTTTTTTCAACGCGGCGATCTGCTCTTCGGTGAGCTTTGTTTGCTCAACCGTTGCGGCAGCAACTGCCTGCGCGCCCTTGGCCGCGGTCGCCAGGCCCCGGCCCATCTCAAATACGCCGCCACGCACAGCATGCGAAATCTCTACCAGCCGCGCCAACTTTTCCTGCAGGTCGCCCTCAACTACATAGCCCAACTCGCGCGCCTGCTCGGCCAAAGCGTCAAAATCCGCGCCCAGGAGTGCCTGAGCGGCGGCCTCGTCGGACAGCGCCGCAGCATTGTCCCGGATTTTTTTTGTGAGCGCATCCACCCCGGCAGTAAATTTCTTTACCCCGGCCTGTTCAACAGTCTGGACCGTAAAAGCGTCGTGTTCTGCTCGCAGCGTCTGATACGCCTTGACCGCCCCGTATATCGCCGCCGCAAATACCCCCACAGCCACCGCGGCGGCGATATACGGATTCGCCAGCATCGCAGCGTTAAGCTTCAGCGTCGCGCTTTTTACCAGCGCGATAGCAGGCCCAAGGATTTTGAACGCAGATATCAGCTTTCCGATAACCAAGACCAGCGGGCCGGCGGCCGCAAGCATCGCCCCGAACACAACTATATTTTTTCTCGCGCCCGAGCTCAACCCGCCGAACCACTCGACCAAACGCTGCACCGTCGGCAAAAGCCGATCCCGCAGCGTCGCCGTGACCTGCAGCGCAATCGGCAGGAACGCCTGGCCAAATTTCGCAGTGAGGTCTGCAACCTCGGCCTTAAATATCCGCGTCTGATTCGCAAGCCCATCCTGCGTCCGCGCAAAATCACCCTGCGCCGTCGTGGTCTGCGCCATAATCTCGGCCGAGGCGGCCAGGACTTTTTGCTGAGGAGTCAGCGCGTCTTTTGTGGTCTCAATAATTCCCAGCTTCATCGCCCTGGCCTTGAGCGTCGCATCGTTCAGCAGCACGCCATACCGCCGTATCGGCTCCGATTCCCCGCGCATAGCCGCGCCGATCGCGACGATTGCCTCCTCCGGAGTTGTATTGTTAAAAGATGCCAGATCGCTCGCCAGCTTCGTAAAATCTGTCGAAAACTTTACCAGATCCCCGCCGGCCATGCCCGCCGACTTTCCAAATATTGCGAAACTCGCCGCAGCATCCATCGCCTGCGTGCGCGACTGCCCCATACCCGTCGCTGTCGTTTTCGACCAAGCCTCAATCTCGCCGGCGGATCCCTCAAATATCTCGCCGACCTTGGCAGTAGTTTCGGCCAGGTCGGAAGCCGCCTGCACCCCCTTGTATGCAGCCGCTCCCATCGCGACCAAAGGAACCGTAAAAGCGCGGCTCATACTCTTACCGACCGCAGCAACCCGCTTCCCCATACGGTCAATCGACCGCTCAAGCTTCCGCGCGTCTTTGTCGATCGTGGCGAGCTGCTTTTCTACAAGCCCGACGCCCTCGATCCCGAGCTTCCCGACCAGCGCAAACAACTCACGCATGCCGCACCCGCTTTCTGCGCCGCTGGGTCGCGCGGTCCAGCCGTGAAATCCGCGCCGCCGTACTCAATGCCCGACTCACCACTGCGGCTTTTTCCGTTGCGCTCATCGGTTTTTCTCGCTCATGCAGCCCCAGGCTGCGGAGATATTCGCCAAAGCTTTTTTTTTGTCCCGCCCCGAGCTGCCAGGCAGTAAAGGATGCCGCGACAAGCGACTGCCTTTCGGACTCAACTCTCTGCTCAGCGACATACTCAGCGGCCTGCGCATACTCACCAACTCCCCACAAGCCAAGACTTGCCATCGACAGCCGATAGTGACCAGTTACGCGCCGGAGCCTGATCGCAGCGGCGTCACGGACCGCGGCATCGACCTGTATAGGCTCCAGCACGTAGTAAAAAAATCCCGTGCATCCTCAGAATGTACCAGATTGTCGATTACCGCCGGAAGCGCGGCGGGCGGCATTGCCTCAAATGCCTCGCGGCTTAATCCACACAACGAAGCCAGCCAGTCGATCGTCGGCTCAAATACCGCATCGTAGCAGGCCATTACAATGCGCAGACCTATCTGTGCGATGTCGACGTCTTCGCCTGTTCCGGCCCCCTTTTTTCCGCGAGTCGACGCAATCACCCGCACCAACTCTCCGGCATTGTCGCCGAGATGACGCAGCAATCGTGTGACCAGTATCACGTCCGCCATTGTTAGCCGCCGTATAGTGATGTCCATAATCCCCCGCAAGGTTAGGCGCGGCCGGTTGCCCGGCCGCGCTGTTACACCAGACCTCAGTCCTCAGTCGTCACGTCGGGCCACCGGATTTCCCAGGGCTCGGCATCCAGCGCGTCCGGATCAAAGTGCGCCGTAAACGTCACCGCCGCTACCGCCTCTTCGTTGTCCGCCAGGGCGATCTCAAGATTGCCGTCTGCAATAACATTTTCGATAATGCAGACGACAGGATCGTTGCTTCCGGCAACCTCGCCGACAATCGCGATATTGGTGTTGTAGTCACTCAGCGCCAACGTAAGAGCGCGAGTAATCACCGTATAGTCGCCGTCGACAGCGGAAGCCGAGCCCGGCAACGCCAGACCCAGGATCGTTTCGGTGAACTCTACAAAATTCGCGACGATTTTCGCGTTCACGCGAGTAATTCGCCGCGAGCCTTTGACCGGTCCCTTTGCCCCATCCACCGGCATTTCCCGATACTCGGTTTCGATCGTAAACGTATTCCCGCCACGCGTCGCACCAAGCAGCAGCTCGCCGGTTTCGCCGTAGTTTTTGTATACCGCGCCAGCGTCGATCACCATGCGCCGGTAACTTTCTACGGTGACTCCGTGTTGTCTTGACATTCTACACCCTCCTGTTAAAGATTTTCGCTCCACGCACGGCGCCCTGCGCGCGCCGTAAATACGATATTGTAATGCCAGCCCCGCGGATCTGATTCAGGGACCGGACCGCCGGACTCGCGAAAAAATCTGATTTTATGATAGCGCGCATGTCCGGTCAGCACCTGATAATCAAGCAAGTTGTCGATCGCCTGGGCGGCTGCGCGGCCGGTTGTGCGCTTTTCGCCGTATGCCCAAATGTCAATATACACCGTAAATCTGTCCGCGACCAAATGGCCGCCTTGTTGCTTGTCAATCCGATATGTAATATAGGTTGCCTCAAAAGACAGGTCTTCCGGCGCCTGTTCGGAAAACACTGCAGGCCCGCTGCCGTATGTTGACAAACAAGCGGCCAAAGTAGAATCGCCGATCAGCGCGGACTGCAAGGCTGATTCAAACATAGTCCGTCCAAGGCTCGCCAAATATCCGCTCCACAGCGGGAGACTCCTCGCGAAGCGTCGGCACAAAAAACGGACGCGCCGCAACGTGACCAGCCGACGCTCCGGTTTTTTTTACTATCCGATCACGCGTGCCGAACTCCAACAAGTGAGCATGGTGCGCCGGAGCGCGAAACCCCACCAAAGCCGTGTCGGCATCGACAACCGTATACGCAATTCCTTTTCGCAGGCGGCCTGATTGCTTTCCAGGAGGCGCGCCTGCCAATGATACACCAACCCGATTTACCTTGTCCCCCAGAGCCTTTCGCACATGCTTCGCCGCGGCAAGCACGCGCTTGCGCTCAGCCTTGCGAATATCGCGCGTAACTTCGCCTAGATATGACCGATACACTGTGCCAATTGCGCGATTCACGCCCGCACCTCTTTACAAGTACAGACCTGCACGACGTCGCGCTCCTGGATATTTTCAACCGTCAACACCTCAAAAACGCGAGTGCCGTAGACGATCTGATCGGTTTCGCCAATCGTGGCCGCTCCACGCAAAGATACCAAGTGCGTCGCCTCGACGTTGATCGACCGATATTCCCAAACCTGAGTCGCCCGTATCGGCGATATGCTGGCCCAATATGTCCCAGCCGTGCTATAGGCGCGCGTAAAGCCACCCTCGCCGTCGGCCGTGCGCCCGCAGGTTTTTACCGTAACGCGATGCCGCAACTCAGTCGCCAGCGTTTTGCGACCGCTACGCTCCACAGCGATACTCCATTCGCAAAACCTGATTGTCTCGATATTCAGGCTTGACTTCAAGCATTGTTTCGGAACGATACACCGCCGCCATAATTTCGCCGTCGGTCCAGTCGATCCCAAACCACGATGTCGCGCTTGATACTTGGCATGGCCGAGAAACATGCGCGCGCCACCAACCAGATGTATCAGGATTGCCAATTGGCACACCGTTGACAAACTGATATGCCGTCGGAGCCCAGCATATATATTTGTCAACAATGCGATACCCGAACACCGGCCGCATTACCGACTCTGAAATAATCCGATCTTCGTAAAAATCGTACCGCGTCACACCTTCGCCGCCGACGCAGGCAAAACCCTCGCGCTGGAGCTGCGGAGAAACCAGGCCGGCAGTCGAAACAACCCGCACGGAGTCGGGGCGCTCCTGGACACTAATGTTGTGTAAGGCTCCGAATTCCTGTTCATAATGCGTTCGCCCGTCGCCATCTGAGCGCCAATATTCGCACCCCTCACGTATCAAGCCGGTGTCAACTCCGCGCCAAACCAATCGGCGAAGCGTGCCACCAAAACGATAATCGACCGTCGCCACATAGTTGCGCGTACCAACCGATACGCTATTTCGACGTTTCTTTACGGCCAGCATATTCGCTCAGGATTCAGAAGGTTGTAAAACTGTTCCGGCGCCTCGCCAGCCTCGGCTGTCCGGTTTTCGTACCGCCAGGCACAGTACAGCATAATCGCATCCCGCACCGCCGCCGGGACCGTCGCGCTGGTCGCGCCATACCCGGCCACATACCGCACCCGCACAGCATCTATCGGTCTCAGTGTCGCGGTCGGCCAAGTCGTTTCATAAGCCAACGACACGCGGCCAGGCTCGGCATAAAGATCAATCCAAAAATCATCCGTCCCAACCGACGGATCCGGCTCCGGCGTCGTGCTTGTCGTTTCGTCATTTAGGTGAGTATAGTATAGGATCGTTTCGTCGTTGTCAACGTCGAAATACGATATCTGCAGCACCTGGCGCAGCGGACACCGCGGAAGCCAAAACATAGACGCCGGGAACGCGTCAAAGCCACACTCCCAGGTCTGTGTAATATACGCCCGCCGCTGGAAGTCTTCTGCCAAGCGGCGCGCCGTTGCGATCCACACGTTCAACACCGCATCTTCGGCGCTGGAGTCGATTCTGGTATGCAACCGTACCTCGGCAGCCGTCACCGGCTCAACTGTCGGGGCCGTCACAAGACGCAAGTATTTTCCTATGTGCTCCATTTTACACCCCGCAACAGCCAGAAGATTTCCCAAAACCGCCGCGAGTCGCCGTATTCGTGCTGCACGACCGCCAAGCGGTCCGGCTTCCAAGAAAACAGGTTCGCCGCGGTGCGCACCTCGGCGATAACCGCGCCGCGCTCGCGAGCCGTTGCCGCCGTTGCCGCCAATGCCGGCATTTCGCGGGGAATTGCCGACGCGATCCAGTTTGCCTGCCACAGCCGAAAAAAATCACGCGCCGCATCCGTTTTGCGAAACCCAACAAACGCACCGTAATAAATCCGAATTGGCACGCCAACGCCAAGAGCCTGCCAAGCCCGCAAGTAATATCCCGGCACCCGAGTATTTTCGTCCCAATCCCCATATACCCGCAGCAGCAAATCCGCCGAGTCAAGCAAATCAAACGCGCGCTCTATCCCTGACCGTTGCACTGTCGCGTCGCAATCCAGATAAAGCGTGCTCTCATATGGCGAATAGCTCGGCAACGCTGTTTTTATAAACCGGTTGCGCCCGTCAGGCTCCGAAATATAAACAAACTCAATGCCCTTTGCCCATTGCCAATCGCGCGAGCGATTGTTTGTGTCTATATTTGTCAACACCGTGATCGGCAAGTCGGTATGCTCGCGCGTATAAGACACTGTTCGCGAAGCAATCCGATCGAATCGCTCCCCGAAAACGACAAAGACAATTCCGCGCTCAGCGACCACTGCGCAATACCCCGTATCCAGGATGCACGACAAGCGTATCAATTGCCTCCAGCCGCGATACTAATGCCCTATGCCGTTCAGGTGCGATGCCGCACTTGTTCCAGTGCCATTGCACATGCAAGACATCAATCAAACGTATCGCCTGCGTGTCGCAAAGGTGTTCCAGGACATCGTACTCTGCGCCCTCGATGTTCATTTTTACGACAACGTGATCAACTGCGGCAAATTGTCCCAGCCACCGCGCAAAGTCGATTGTCTGCACAACTACCGGATTCTCAACGTCAAGGTTTCCGGTGCGCTTGTTTTTGCATACCGAAGACCCCTGCACTTTTTCCGGGCGAACCCGGCTGATGTAAAACGGCAATTCGCCGTCGGCAACCCAGGCCGCTGCGCGAACAACCGTGACGCCCTCGCCGTAGTCGACGTCGGCAAGATGCGGATTGCACTCCCAGGCATAGATCGCCGTCTGACCCTCCACAAATGCCCGCGAGCGCCGGAAGGACCCGATTGTCGCCCCGCGATAGGCGCCCAAGTCAATAAAAACAGTCACGCGACCCCCTTCCGCGGGCGGCCCCGCCGACGCACCTCGCCGGGAGAGGAAATTGCCCGCTCAGCCGCGACAGGCGGCAAAATCACACCGTACGCCTGCAGCCTCATCAATCGCAGGCCCTCAGCGTCGATTATGTCGCCCGCCTCGCGCATCGCCGGGACGGCAGCGCCGAAAAGACGCCCGTCCACAAATCGCCGCGTAACTGTACACCTCATAGATGCCCCGCTGCTAAGATGGTGCAGCGGAGCCCCGCAGGGCTCCGCGCCAATAAGCCCTTATGCCGCCTCGACGTACGCACCGTCATCGATGGGCACATAGCAAACGCACCATTTCACACTACCGGTATTGCTAGCCGCGCAGTCCAGATCGATTGTGCCGGTATTCACTACCACGCCGCGAGTCTGCGCAGGAAGCGCGCCGGCATTTACCCCGATCAGCGCATCGGTGTTCAGCCCTGAAATGCCGAACAGCGTGCCGACCTCTTTGGCGGTGATGTTCAGCACCGCACAGATGTCGACGCTGGTCCCGGTTGTCGGGTTCGCGGTCAGCTTCGTGTTGTTCGCTTGCGTCTGAATAACCGTTGTGACCTCGCCGACAATCTGCGATATCAGGACACGACCCCCGACAATGTTGAAAATCGCCGCCGCGGTCGTTTGCGGCAGCGTCGCGGTTGCCCGGTCGACGCGCAAACCCAGCGTGACCTCGCGCACCGCTTTGCCCGTTGCATTGTTTGCCACCGTGATCCCCTTCTGTTAATGTAAGGGCCGCCAGTCCGGCGGCCCTATGAAAACACCACCGGCCGCGATTACGCGACCGCCGACAGGACATCCGCGCCAGTGTAACGCGGCAGCCACAGCACCGCCACAACACCGACCAGACACGCAGTCGCGTCCACCTGGGTCATATTCAGGCGGACGTAACTGTTCCCGGTCGCGCTGTTGACGCTGGCAGCAGCCACAACCGACGGATCAACGCTGATCTCATACATGTCATTGGCGGCCGCGGTCGTCGCAAACCCGCTGGCAGTTGCGGCAGCAAGAGCACCCCAGGCGTTTGCATTGGTCGCGGCGACCATGCGCCGATACCGAAACGCGATCGCCGTGGTATTGCTCGGGGTCGTGTTGTCGCAGGCGTCGACCGTAATGGTTGCGGTCCCCACCGCCCCGGCGCCCTTCTGCACCAGGAACGTGCAGGCGCCAAACCCCTTGAGATTCACAACGCTCGACGCCGTGTTAAGCGCCCGGCTTGCCGGCACCAACACGTTGACGATGTTTCCGAACTTTTGTGTGAAAATCACCACTGACCTCCTCTGATTGATACCCAAAACAACAGTGTTGTGACGGTCGCCCCTCTATGCCCGCCGCGGCGGTGTTACGCCCGCGCTGCCAGTGTCACAAACGGCGAAAGCGTGTTTGTGCTGTTCGCCGGCGTCAGCGTGCTCGACCACATCGGCTGGCCGTCGACGCGCGTCACAAACCGGAAAACAGTTTCGTCATACACAAACCGAACATGGATCGACTCTGCGCGCTCAACGCCGCCCTTGTCAATTGTCATATACTGCGACAGGTCCAGCAGCATGATGTCGCCCAGGTCGCCAAGCGTGTCCGCCTGTTCGATCGGCTCAACCGGCCGCCCCATAAGCGTACCGTAGGGCGCGCCGGCCGCCCCGTTCGCGGGCAGATACACCGGCACACCGCCAACGCCGACCACCAGCGCCATTGTGAAGAGCTGAGGCTCGATGTCCTGATTGATATACCAGGTTGCATTCCGCCGCGAGCGGGCAATCATCCGAGACCACATCTTCACGATGTTTTCATAAACGATCGTGTCAGCGGTCTGCCCAGCCTCTTTGGCAACAGTCACCAGCGACGGCGAATTGAGGATCCCCAGCGGTTGCCCGGCGCCATTGCCGCGGATGATCGCATCGTCGATCAGCCAAGCAAACTCCTCCGGGAAGGCCTCGGAAATTACCGCGCCAAGCGCCGCGGCATCGTCGAGCAGCTCATCGGTTGCATAGCACAAAGCCGCCAGCTTTTTTAGCTTCAGCTCCATTTTGCGGAACTTCGGCTTGCTCGCGGTTTTTTCGTCCGCCTCGGCCAGCCAGTAGCCGCGCACGCCGCCCCACCTGGACCCGGTTGCCCGGCTTGTTTCGTCGATCCCGTTGATCGTGAGCCCGTTCGCGGTCGCACCAACGGGAATGTTCCGACAGCGGCGCGCCAGCGTCGAGGCGTCCATCGCCATACGCAGCAGCTCAGTCGCGTGTGCGGTCTGCACCAGGAAACCACCATCGGCCGGCACACCCTCGGAAAGCCCGGTCGCCGCGCGCATCTCATCCGTAACCCGAGCACGCACACTGGCACCGGCGGGCGCACACATCGACGCGACGACCTGCAAAAACTGCCCAAAGCGCAGCATGCGCTCGCGTGCAGTTTCCCGATCAACCGGGCGCCCATTTCCAACCAACGAAGGCGTCACGGGCGGCGGCGTGCCGTGCATCTCAAGCTGCTGCAGCCGCTCCTCATTTTCAATCTCGGCCTGCAGTTGATCGACCTCGCCGTTCAGCGTTTGCCACTCGGCACCCTCGGCCTCGGTCATGCGCCGATCGTCGCGTACCCCTGCGGCGTCTGTGATTTCGCGCATGCGCTTGATTTTCGCAGCGCGATCCTTTTTCATCTGCTCCACATTTCTCATCCCCACGCTCCTTGATAGGGTTAGGTTTTTTCCAACACGTCAAGGCGCCGGCAATTTAGATCAAGCTCGCGCTGCGCCATTTCCCGCGCGCGCTCGACGGCGCTTTGTTGCGCCCGCAAAATCTCCCGGTATTCGTCCACAGCTCCTTCGGCAGAGCGCAGGCCCGCCGACGTCTGATGATATGCCGGGTTAGTCACCGGGCCAATCTCAAGCAGTTCGGCCCGCAAGATTTCCCGATAATATACCCCCTTTTTTTCAGTCCATTCATCACCGCCCTCGGGGACGACAAACGCAAACGACGCGCCGCGGACGTTGCCGCGCTCGATGTTTACCTCCAAGTCGCGCCCGTAGGATGTCGGAGGGATCGGCGTGTCAAACTTTACGCCGCTCCTGTTTTCGGTCAGCGCCAACGCCGGATCGCTATGGGTCGTCGACAACACAAAATTGGAGTCGTGATTAAAAAAGGACTTCACTTCATGCCCATCGGCCAGCGACTCGGTAAATGCCCCCTCGCGTATCCGTTCCCGGAACCCCGGAAAAATCTCGACCTCACGCCCATACACAACCCCGTAGCCAACAGCCCGGCGCGGAGCGTCGCCCTCGGCTCGCAATTCAACACGATCGTTGGACTCCAGCGCAAACGCGCGGACGTTGATCCGATCAAGCTTAAACTTCATCATCACCCCCTGCGCCGCCATCGCCTGCGCCGGCGGCAATCTGTTGCCCGGCCTGATCGGCCGGCGTCATGTTGCCAGGAACCAGATACATATCGCCATCTGGCACCGGATTCATATTCTCAAGCTCGCGAACGTCATTCACCGAGAGCCAGCCCCACTGTCGCCCGGTCGCATACGCCGTATATCGATCGCTCAATTTTCCACGCAACAACGCAGCGACCAAAAACTCGGCAAAATGTTCGTTGTCAATCGAAAATAGCTTCGAGGCAATTTCCTGTTCCCATTGAGTCAAATACGGCTGAAGCGTATACGTCACAAAGCCAGCATTAAGCTCCTCCAAGCCGCTTCCCCAGGATGTCGATTTTTCATGCGACTGCAGCAAATGCAGCGGCACGTTGTAAATCCTGGCGATGTCGGAAATTGAAAATTGCCGCGACTGCAGGTACTGAGCGTCTTCTGGAGGCATGCCGACCCGCTCAAATTTCATGCCGTCTTCAAGGAACATAAGGCGATGCGAGCGCCCAAGCCCCTCATACGGCAAAAACCGTGCCCGGAGTGCCTCTTCCGATTGTTCCTTCATCCGACCCGGATGCGTCAGCAGTCCAGCCGGGTTAATGCCCTGGCCAAATGTTTTGGCGCCGAACTCGGTCAACGCCAGGCTCATCCCAATCGTTTCGCGATGTACGCCGATCGGCGAAAGCCATCCGCCGGTCTGCGCCTGCAGCGACGTAAACACAAGCACGCGATACGCCTGCAGGGCGCGAGTAGTGCCGTCGTCAAGCACAATTTCATAATACAATGCCCTGGAGTCCGTGCGTTTCGGATTCACGCGCCAAGGCGGAAGAGGCCACAATGCCAGCGCCTCGCCGTAGCGGTCGAACTCGATTTCTGCAATGCCAGCCCCCCACACATTTTGATGCACCGCCAACAGACGGCGCCAATCAAACGCAGTCAGTTCCGGACACGGCTGATTGTGCAGCAGCCGATACAGCGGATGCTCAGGCGCACGCATTTTTCCGCGCGGGTCAAGCCGACGATAAACCGGCATCGGGAGCATTGCGATCGCGTGCGCGATCAGCCGGACGCAAGCCCACACCGACGTAACCCCAAGCGCGATTGACTCGGAAACAGCCGCCCCCGCTGCGGTTTTTTCTGCAGTCAAATCTGCGACAACCCAAGGGGATTCACCGCGCAAGCCAAAGCTCGCGCTGCGCTTGTCGCGTCGGCCGAAGAGTTTTGATACCAAGCCCATCGACTCCCCTCGGTAAAAAACGGCCCCGCGCCGCCGCTGCAGTTTGGGGCCGTCCACCACCTAGCGGGCAAGAGGCGGACCCACTACTACCGATAGTATATATGCAATTCGGGGTAAATGCAAGCCCTGGCCTGCTTTTTTTGGGCTGGTCAAACAAACAGCACCCGAGGCGGCCCAGCGTCCCACGGGTATACCATAGCCCGCACATGGGCATTTATGCAAGCAGCGGCGGGGTCGATCCGCTGTTTGGATTTCTTTTTGTTAAGTATTAAATTGCGATTCCGGTCCACCTCGTCGGCAATTGCATTACCCAGCGCCCAGGTAAGCACCGGATTTCCATTGTGGCGTACCCGGCCAGAATACACCATCTCTCGAAAATCTTTCGTCGGCTCGGACAATGTTTTGATCCCCTGTATAATCTCGACAACAGTCTCGCCGGCGTCGGCCAGCTCGCCACTAATCTGATGCCCGCCCCAAGGATCCAGACACCACTCGGCGATGTAGTAGCCGGCGCCCTTAGCACGCTCCTCCACCCAGGCGCGAATAAACCGGTAGTCAATTGTAGCGCCAGGCACGGTTGATATCCAGCCATCGCGCACCCACTGCGCATACGGTACGCGATCAACCCGTTCGCGGGTCGCCACGACCTCTGCCGGCATGAAGGAGTGACTCTCCACGATATACAGCTCCCCGATCCGAAACTCAAAAGCCACCGAACACAAATCTATTTTTGCGGATAGGTCCAGCCCAACAATGCACTCGCGCCCACTCAACTCCGGGATCTCACCACAGCAAGCTCCCCACCGGGCAAGGCTCATGTAGCTGCACTCATCCATCTGGACCCATACGTTCATGTGCTTTGTTAAAAAATTGCGTAGCTTTTCCTCGGCGTCAATCGCCTCAACTTGTTTTCGACGCAAATACGCAACGCCTTCCGGATAGCTGCAAATAATCGGATTTGCCTTAGCCCAAGCGGTTTCATCTTTTATGCTGTCGACTAATTCGCCTTTTTCATCTTTGTCTAGTTCATTTACCATTGCAAAATACGATTCGTTGCGGATCGGATTGTCCGGATCTAGTATCCGCGCGACATAATCGTATTCAACACGATAACACGGATATGTCAAGTCAAAGCCGGCGGTTGTAATGATCGCCATAAGCGGTTCGGCCCTGGCACCCATCCCCGAGTCAATAACGTCGTAAATTTCCGATGTATCGTGCGCGTGATATTCGTCAATCACGCCACATTTTGGATTCAACCCGTCCCCCGTCCGCTTGTCCTCTTCAGACAGCGCGCGCATAAACGACCCGGTTTTTATGTGTCTAATTCTGCCGTATGATTCCTTCCACTTGCCCTTGAGCACGTCGCAGCCACGAAGCATTGCCGCCGTTTCGTCGTAAATGATCATCGCCTGCTCGCGCTTTGTTGCCGCGCAGTAAACTTCGTTGACCTCGACGCCGCTTTCGTCAAAAGCCATAAGCTCATAAGATGCAACAGCCGCCAACGATTGACTTTTGGCATTTTTGCGAGCGACCTGCCAATATAGTTTTGAAAACCGCCGATAACCTGTGTTGACATCTATCCAGCCGTAGATATTTCCAAAAACAAATTTTTGTATTATGTGCGGCTCAATATACTTACCCTTCAATACACCTTTTCGGTGTTTGAAAAGGCCCATCCACCGAAAAAACCGCGCCGCCTTCTCAGGCTGAAACACATAAGGAAAATCAGCGCATCCAGCGCGCTCAAGGTCGCACAGAAAACGCTCACAAGCCCAGCGATGTTTTTGACAAGCAACGATTTTGCCGGCAATTACCGAGTCGGAATATTCACGCAGCTCGCTCAGCAGGTCCATACCCGCCCGACATTCTTCACTTTTCCCAATGCCAACAACTGCCGCGCGGCCGCGGCTTTAACTTTGATATACGGATTTTCGATCGGCGTGCCGGTCCGCGGATGTAAAACGACATTGCCGTTCTCACGGATGTTGGTCTCAGCCTCACGATAGTCTAATACGGCGTCGGCATATAAGCATATCTGATCTTTTCGCGCATGCGGATTGTCAAACGTCAAAATATCCACAAGCCGGGCCCGTTCTACGCCGCGCAACAAAACCGCCCCTTCCATAATTACTTCGCCCACACACGAAGCCCCTTAAACATATCCAACTGCTCGGCCTTAAACGCCTTGCTTACATCCGACGCGGCATACCCGCCGTAACAGGCCCAATGGCCTCAGCCGCTGAGCGAAACGACTCTACAGCACGCGCGCGACGCTTCGCTGGGGCGCCTGTCATACGTTACCAAACCCGGCGCGCTTGAGCGGATCCTCCGCCGGAGGCGCGGCTTTCCGGATTACGTTCCGGACGCGGGCAAGCGGAGTCAAAAATAACACGCCCTCAAGCCGTAAAATTATCTCGTTTTTTTTATTGAGCTGACCCTCGACGGTCGCTAGATCTTCACTGTCCGCACCCGCTACGATCTGAGCCCGCAACTGCCGCAAATTTTCATACTCTGAACAGGTCGCGCAGTACCGAGCCATCACCTCGACGTCGGCACTGGTCACAAAGCTCGCATCGGTTTCAACAAAAAGAGCGACAAGCTCGCGCCATTTTCGACTCGCCACCTTGTCCCCGCGAAGATGCCCGGGCATCTTGAATTTGCCCTTGGTCCCGAGCCGGATTTCCCCGGCGCGCCGCCGGCCAATCTCAGCGCGGCTGAAATGGCCAGGATTGCCCTGCAAAACATGGAGCTCGATCGGCTTCCCAGGTCGCCCACCCATCAAAAACCCCCATAAAAAGCAGTTTTTTCGCGAAAAGC